ATTTGGGAAAGACCAAAGCCCAATGTAGAGTATTGTGCCGGAGCAGATACGTCAGAAGGTAACGCTAATTCTGATATGAGTGTTTGCGGTATAATAGAAAAAGAATCTGGTAAGCAGGTTGCAGTTTTAAGGGGTCGTTGGAGGCCAGAGGTATTTGCAAGAAAATGTATAACTCTCTGCAAAGATTACAACAATGCGGTATTCGCCTGCGAGATAAACAACCATGGGCACTCTGTAATGAACACAGTAGTCAATACATTACGCTACAAAAGTCTTTTTCACAGGAAGAAGCCTCTTGATAAAGATAAATACAGCCAACAAAAAACTGAGCACAGACCTGGGTGGCATACCAATGCCTCTACTAGGCCTTTACTTCTTGATGATCTTAACGAGGCACTTGAGCAAGGATATATGCAAGTCAATGACGCATTATTCTTGGCTGAGTGCAAAACTTTCGTTGATAACGGCGGAAGATACGAAGCTGACAAAGGACAACATGATGATTCCATTATAGCATGGGGTATCGCATGGCAATGTCGTAAGCAGAAAAAGAAGAGTTATATAATATGAAAGAATTTAAAACTTACCCTCTTAAAGACAAAGAAGGCCCAGTTGTTCCCGCAACAATGTCAGCCTCAATGTTCAGAGAAGTAACATCTGCAATTGCAAAACAAGCCGGGTCTGTTTTCCCAAACGGTGACCCTAATTTCTTCACCCCCTCCTTCAGAATAAACGATAACAAAGAGCAAATGGCAAACCCTTATGCTAATAATGTATGGGTTTATGCTGCTGTAAGTGCTATCACGACAAATTTAATACCGCTCCCTAAAGTTCTTGATGTTAGGAATACCCCAGAAAAAGAACTCATTGACGAGAACCCTATATTATCATTACTCGAAAACCCCAATCCGTTAATGGAAGGCGCTACTTTTTGGGAGCATGTCATTCTAAATCTACAGTTACCTACACCAAAAACTAAAGGCGGTCAGTGTTTTATTTTCGCCGAATCCCTCACAGAGAGGCCAGTAGATTTAAGGCGAGGGGAAATCCCTAAAGAACTCTATCCCTTCAGCGATGAGTTTATAACTCCTATTGTAGACAAATCGGATGGTATGACTTTACTGGGTTGGAAGTTCTGGCCCGATGAAAAAAAGCCCCCTATCCTATACAAGCCTCATGAGGTTATCCGAATACATTTAGTAGACCCAATACACCCGCTTAGAGGACAGAGTCCAATATGGGCTGCTAGACTAGGTTTAAGGCAAGATTTCAAAGCACAGACATTGAACGAAAGATTCTTTGATAACAATGCTTCTTTAGGGGGTGTACTGGAATCTGACGCTGAATTACAGCCTGAAGTTGGGCGAGAGATAAAAGAAAGTTTCGAAGAAAAGTATTCCGGACAAGACAACGCTGGTAAAATAGCTCTATTACATTCTGGAGTTAAATATCAGATGTTCCAACAGTCTCACAAGGACATGGAATTTATAGAGCAGCGTAAATGGACTAGAGAAGAAATACTCGCTGCGTATGGAGTACCTAAATTTAATATAGGGGTTTACGAAGATATTAACTTTGCAACTTCTAAGGCTGCTGATAAATCATTTTGGCAAAATACATTGGTACCTTTAGACCAACGTATAATGCGAGCATTCACTAATCAGTGGGTCAAGTTTGCTGAAGGTGGCAGGTTTAAATTAGAAACCGACTACTCTCTAGTGATGGCTCTTGCTCAAGATTTCACTGAAAAGTTAGAGCAGGCTAAAAAGTTAGCAGAGTTGTTCGTGCCTGTTTCAGAAATAAACGAACGGCTAGAGCTCAACTTATCAATAGAACAATACCCATGGTTACAGACTGCATTAGTGCAAGGATCTTTGAAACCGGCAGATCAAGTGATGCTAGAGCCCGAACCTGACCCTGTTTCTGACCCAGAAATGGAACCTACATCTGCTGCTACTCCAACTGAGGAAGAGCCAGAACCTGCAGAACCAGTGGAAGCTGCTATGCTAAATATTGGGAAATTAGCCAAGAATGCGGAGTCAGTAGAGAAACTTAAGACAGCTTACTTAGATCAAGTCTTAATACCTGACGAAAAAAAGTTTCATAAAGTAATAAACAACTACCTAAGAGAGCAAAGAAATCTTATATTAGACGAAGTAGATAAATGGGCGAGTGCCAATAAGTCGGTAAAAGTAATCAAAGCAGACAACCAACCAGACCCAATAAAATTGACAAGCTTTAAAGCAGCAGAGAATATACGGTTAGGAAAGGCAGTGCTGCCTGAGTATATAAGTATGGCTGAAAAAGAAGCTGAAGTTTTAGACATAGAGCTTACTGATGGCGTTGGAGATTGGGAAGTTACATCTCCCCAAATGAAAACTGTTTTCAGATCACGAGTCAAACAAATAAAATCTATAAACACAACTACTTTCAATTCAGCTAGAAGTGCTATATCTAAAGCAATCGAAAAAGCAACGAAGCAAGGGCTTGGAACTGCTGCTACGGCCAAGTTAGTGAAGAAAGAAGTCAATAAAGTTTATACAGGAAGAATCAATTCTAAGACTATTGCAACAACAGAATCAAATTCAATACATTCTCAGACAAGAATGAATATTTATAAAACCAATGGTATTACTAAGATCAAATGGCAAACGGCTGACGATAAAAAAGTTAGGAATGCAAGCGACTCTGATTTCCCTCATACATCGTTAGATCAAGAGGTCGCTAAAGTTGATACTGGTTTTAACAATGGTGAAACAATTATGTATCCGCTTGACCCTAGTGCTAGTGCGGGCAATGTTATTAACTGTAGATGTTTTGTAACATCGCAAGCATAAATAAGGAGTAAATAATATGAAAAAGTTCGAATGGGATAAAATGAAACCCGAAGAAATTCTAAAAGTAAAAGGTGCTACTGGGCAACAAAGAGACTTTTCAGATAAAGCAGGCCCCGTTGCCGTACAAATGTCAATGGAAGATTGCCAAAAAGCTTGCAAAGAAATAGGTGTTGAATACAAAAAAGGCTACGAGAGCAGAGTATTAAAGTATGTATGTTCCGATGAGTCAGTAGATCGCATGGGCGATATTATTAAACAAGATGGATGGAACCTTGAAAACTTTAAAAAGAATCCTGTCATCATGGGCTTTCACGATTACGGTTCTTTCCCTGTGGGTAATGCCCTTAGTGTGGGTGTGGTTGAAGGAAAGCTCAAGATGAATATTCTTTTCGCTGATAAAGATGTTAGTGAAGATGCAGATAAGGCTTTTAAGATGGCGCAGTCTGGGTTTATGAAAGCCGGTTCTGTAGGTTTCAACCCTACAAAGTATCACATGGCTACAGCAGAAGAACAAGAAAAATTAGGTATGGGTAAACACGGTTTGATGTTTGAGAACAGCGAACTTATGGAATTTTCAGTTTGTGGAGTCCCTGCTAACGCAAACGCTCTACAAGATTCAATGTCTAAAAGTATGCTAAAGAAATCAGACCTAAAAGGTTTTGTTCGTGAAGAACTATTAGCTGAGATCAAGGATGTTAGCTCACCTGATGAGACTGTAATTATTGATAAAACTGTCGAGACAGAAGAACCTTCTACTAAAGACGCTGTCGCCCTAGAAATTAAAACACAGTTAGCAGCGATGGTTAAAGAAGCTAGTCTTACTATACCTAAAGCAGGTGCTGTATTGTCTAAGAAAAATAAAGAGTCAATTAAAACAGCTATCGAGGGCATGGCCCTAGCTGCTGACGCGTTAAAGTCTCTGCTTAAAACAGCAGATACAACACAAGAAGAAGTTACACCCGATGCAGGAAGCGAAGACGGAGAAGGAACTGAAGAGAAGGCTATTATCGATATTGACCTCGATACCATAGGCGAACCCTCTGAAGACGAGGCTCTGTACCCAGAAGGAAGCATCATTAACATAGAACTGGAAGATTAACTTATTAGTTAATAATCCTAAACCTTAAAGGAGATTTTTCACAATGAAAATCGATTTAAAAGAAATAGAAAAGAGCCTCGTTACTTTCAAAGACGAAGTTCTCACAAAAGCTAAAGAAGGTGTTGCCACTACTGATGAGCTTTCCGCAATGGAAAAAAGTTTTGACGAAAAAATGGCTACTCAATT